TCTGTTATTGTTATCATCGTCAAATCCTGGTTGAGCTGTACCATACTTAAAATCTAGGTAGAAAATAAGTCCTGATGGCAAGTTCATTGGTTGAACTGATACGAATTCTTTTGCAGCAAACTCAGCAAAGATACGACGTACCAATGGAAGAGCAACTCCAGCCCATTCTTCAGATCCAAGAGTTGTTCCTGTTGAAGAAGCTTCTTTTACTAATTGTCTTGCTTGGTTCTCAAGCAATGTAGCCATTCCGGCTTTTTCTGTTTCGCCCTTAAGGCCTTCTAACAATCCAGTCTTTTGCCATTTAGTAACTTTTGCCAAAGCAGCGGTTCTTTCAGATGACTCATTAGATTGTAATAATTTTGAAATACTCATAGTTTTCCTTGTTTGTTTTTTAATTTGTTATAGCAATCCTGCTAATTTTTTCCAACGCTCTGCCAATTCAAAACCTTCTGTAATTACAACTGGTTTCTTTGGTGCTGTTGTCGCAACTGGTTTAGATGCGTAAGATTCTTTTACAACTCGTTTTTTAGTTGGGCGCTTAAAGCTTTCAGCTAAAGTACTAAATACTAATTTTGCTTCACGAGTATTTGCAGCTCTATCAAAGTTTTCAATAACTTTCATTTTCTGACCATCAGTCAATTCAAAGTTACGGAACAATTTGTTAGTGTAAAGAAGTTTTGCATTTAAAAGATTAACTTCAGAAATAATAGTTTTCAATTGACGAACAGTTTTATATGCTTCGTCTAATTCTGCTTTCATTTCTTCTTTTTCATCTTCTTTTGCTGGTTCTTCTTCCGGCATCTCTTCTTCGCGAAGGATAGATTCAATAATTTCGTCGATATCCATATCTTCGTTCATATCATCTTCCTCTTCATAAGATTCTTCAATCTCAGCCGGCATTTCTTCAGTTGACGTCTCGTCAGCCATGTCCAAACCTTCTAATTCTCTGATGATTTGTTCAAGATTTAAATCTTCATCCATTTCATCATACTCACCAGACATTTCGTCATCCGACATAGTATCATCTGCAGGCATTTCTTCTGCACCCATTCCGGATCCCATTTCGTCTTCTAATTCGTCTTCGCCAGCGTTGCCAACTTCGAAATCAAAAGTGTTTCCACCTACTTCAGCTGATAAATCATTATCAACCCAATTAAATTCTTCGCCTTCTGCACCCATTTCGTCTTCCGCGCCTAAATCATCCATTGCTGGTTCTTCAGCTGGTAATTCTTCTTCACTATCAAGTTCATTCTCGATTTGATCAGAAATCATGCGCATAACTCTAGGTTCGAATGCTTCTTGCAATGCGATCTTTGCATTAGCTATTGCTGTTTCTTTTACAGCACGTGCGTCAGCAATCGCTTCTTTTAGCAAATCTGATTTTGCCATAGTTTGTTCTCCTTAAATTTGTTTTTTGGAAATAAGATTATTTGAAATCTTAATAGAATATTTTAAATAACGTCTAGACGCTATATAGATTGAGATAGCGTATTCTAGAATAAATATAGGTATGTTTGAAAAAACAGTAAAAAAGCCCCAACTTATTTAGAAGGGGCTTTAATATAGTAGTATGTTAATGTTTAATTTGCGTGCAAATTTCTAACATATTGCATAAAAACTGCTGCTTGATGTTGTTGTCGTTTTTTAACACTAGGTTTAATAAATTCTTTGCGTTCTCTAGCAGATTCAATAATTCCGGCATTTTTAACTTTGCGTTTCCATCCTTTTAATGCGTATCCTAAATCTTCGCGACTTGATCCTACTACATGTATAGCCATTGCATTTCCTGGAACTACTGCTTGATGTTGTTTTTGTTTTTTACTCATGTAACTTTTAATTTATATATTTGGTTGTGGTGCTTGTGGCGCAATTGGAGCTGCTACAGGTGCAACTGGTGCTGGTGTAGCTACTGCTGTTTCTTCTCCTCTAACTTTGAATCGGAAATGTTTAATTTCAGGCTTCTGAGAAATATAGCCTTGAATCTTTTGTGATTCACGTGCTGGATCTTCTCCTAATCGAAAATAGATATATCCAATTGTTCCCGTTTTAGATATTTTCTTTTTAATTACAGTGAATCCTTTTTTCTGTGACCACTGCAATATATCACTCATTACGTTTCGAGCTTGAGCTGCGTCTCGGATAACATATTCAATTCCACCGCGGTAATCAGTCATATGATTAATTAATTGAGCTTCATCAACCATACCAGAATTTTCTAATTTAACGTCTACTCCAGTAGCAGTTATTTTTTTGATATCATCAGGTGGTGTATCTTTTGACATTTTTACTGCTCCAACTGTTGCAGTCGTTTGCTCAGTTAATCCAAAAAATTCTTTATATAGTTTTTTAATTTTATTCATTGTGTTCCTAATATAATATAATTATTTTTTTTGTAACAACCAAATTAATCCATATCATAATATCGATTCAAACCTTGACCGATATTTTCATATGCAATACTTAAACGTTCTTGCAATCTAGACATTTCTTTTGCAGTCTCTTCGAACATTTTATAATCTTCTTCAATTCGCTTGAATCCTTTTTTGTGTTCTACGGATTCGAACCAATCGCCACTTTCAGTCATTACTCGTTGACCTTTTTCAACAATGTCTTTAACTCTATCACACAGTTCCTGCAAATTGTTACGACCATATACCGAAGTGCCTAGTGCTGAGAAATTCTTTACTGTTTCTAGAAATGCCCTTTTTTCTTCACGAGTCATTTTAGGTGCCTCAACACCATTCATCATTTCTAATATTACTTTTAAATTTGGAGTCTTCATATTATATCCTACATTTTCCGTCATCACATAAAATTGATGTAATGATACTATTTACTTTGTTGTATTTGTTTGATGTATTTGGTTTGCCTACAGATTCATTCATATGAGATGGTCTCATAAATGCACCTTGAGTTGATGGATTGGAAACAAAGTCCCAACAAATTAATTCAAAATCTTCTTGTACTTCCACCGTTCCTTCGCTTCTAAGCTCCTTAACAGATCCTAACCCTCTAGATGATATCCCTAAGGTGATCCCGGCTTTAAATAGCTCCTTAAGGATATTACCCGAAGGCGTACCAAGTATTTGCACAGCGCCTTTTAAATCATCGCCTTCCCACCATATTTTTAATATATTATGAGACACGTTATTTAAATTCACAACAGATGATTCTGGGTGATCTAATTCGCCTAATGCTCTGTGTTGATCAATATATTCTTGTTGATATCTAGCACATTCGCGCATTAATATATTTTTAGGATATATTCGGCCGTTTTGATTTTTAGCTCCGGAGCGTTGAAGAATTCCTTGAACTACAAATCCACCTGGAACTCCATATTTATCGCCACTAGATTCATTTAATGATCCAACCGGGATAAATGGTATATAATCTACTAGTATTTGTTTTGACATATTATTCTCCAAATGATCTAACTCGTTCTGATATTTTAATTAATCGTTCCGATATTTTTGTTAATGCTTTATTAGTAGAAACTCCATAATGTGATGAATTAACACCAGACTCTGTTTTTAACTTGCTATTGTATTTTACCAATGTTTCAATTTCTTGAAGCTTCTTTGCAATTTCTCGTATTGTATTGTTTACTTTTTTTGATGGAGATATATTTGGTTCCGTCTTATTAAATGTTTTGTATGATTCGATAAGTTCTAAATATTTTTGGTCCATTATTTCATCTACGCCTGGATATTTAGTTTGTTCACGTTTCCACTTAATATTGTCCCCAGATGAAAAATATTTATCAGACTGATCTTCCTCGGTTGATTCTGGATCATGATATGACTCCCATGTATATGATGGCGGAGTATTTACTGACTCATATTTGAATTTCTTCTTTTTAAACGATTTTGTGCTAGTAAATGCATTTGGAGTATTATATCCAGCTACTGCACTAGCAACATTTTGCTCTTCAATTTCTTCTTCAGACTCAATATTAGTATCGTCGACGATTTCTTCGAGTGCCTCGAATTTTTTTGTTATTTCATTTAAAAATGACTTCATGATTTCATTTCTTTTAATTCTCTAACTAAATCAAAATAGCGTAACAATGATAATACATGAGATTCTTAAATTGTTTTCATTGTTTCAACATTGCATAACATTTCAGATAATTTTTGAACTTTAATCTTAGTAACCTGATCAGTTATTGTTTTTGATTGTATTGCTAAATCTTTTTTAATTTTTGGAATAATTGTTTGAATATATTCCTTAAGAGCCGTAGTATCATTTACATTAACAATGTATTTGTTTAGAAGTTGTTTCTGAGATTCATCTAATACTGAATATTTATCGTTAAACTTGTCTACTAATAACTTGTATGGTAATAATCGTATATCTTTTGGTTGGGATTCGAAGGCCTCCATAAGTGGATCAGCAGTAGGTTTTACTTTTTCAGTTAATAAAACATGATCAACTATTACCAGTTTACATTCCAATAATTGTTTTGGATACTCGATTTCGTCATGTTCGAATAACATATTAATTGAAGCTAATACTTTGTAATTGCTAATATGAGTCTTTGCCATATCCGTAAATACAAACTTCTCAGAAATTTCTTTAACGAGATTGTATCTTTGACGTTTTAATATGCTTTGATTTAAATTATTATACGCAGCTTTAACTGTTCGTATATAATCTAATGCGTGGGCTTCACTTTTAAATTGTTCTTTGATCAATGAATTATACAAGTTTAGTTCTTTGGATAATTCTGTTGCTCGACCGAAATACTTTTTTATAATATCAACTGTTACTGACTTATTTGATGATAATGTTTCGGAAGTTAGTTTTCTTACCAAAAGTTCAAATAAAATACCAGTATTTTTATATTTTGAATGTCGCAATTTTTTCATGTGATATACTATGTCTTATTTTAAAATAAATATGTTTGTAGTTATAAAATATTGTTTTCGTCCAACATTGTCCCAGCATCTGTTTCTGTTTCGGTCTTTGTTGATGGTTTTAATGATTCGGTAATTAGAGAAACTGTTTTATTTTTGAATTTTAATTGTTTCAATATTGCGTGTGATTCGACAGCAATGTTTCCTGCCTTGTTTCTAAATTTAGGATCTGGTTGGAATGCATTTGCCTGGTTTACTGGATTCATATCTTGCTTGATTTGTTTTATTCCGGTTGGATCCCATCCAAATTCATTTTTATGTTGACCAGACTTAATACCTTCTTTTGGTCTTCCACCTTTATCTGCGTTTTCACTTTCTCCCGAAGACATATGAACTGATGCTAAATCATGTGGTGTTCCAAATGATATACCTGTGATAGCTGGGTCATTTCCTTCTTGTTCAATTTGATTTTGACGGAATCTTAATTTTAAATCTTCAATCACATTGGTACGTTCTTGTAGCCATTGTTCTTCAGACATATTAAATATAAACTCGTAAATATATTTATCTGAAACTAATTTACTATCCTTCATTGTGTTTGCTAATGTCATTTTCTCATTTAACAATGCAACCTTTTGTTGGTCATAAATTATAGATGGAGCTGTTAATTCTAGTTCGAATCCGACTAGATCTTCGCCTTCAAATCCTTGAGCATATAAATGCACAATTGCAATTTTCGCTAACTCCGAAACAACAATTTTTTGTAGTCGTTCAATTGTCCTAGCAAATCTAATATCCATTGATGCTAATGTAGATTTACCTTCAACTGCTTCACTATATCCTAAGAATGGTGCTGGTATCTTCAATGCAGCCATCATTTTAACACGGATGTATTCAATATCTTCCATTCCAGTGAATGTCATTCCAGGCAACGTATCAATTGTAGTTGAACTCTGTCCACCTCGCACTGGCAAGTAATAATCTTCCAACATATTGTTTAGATTAAACTTCATGTTATAATTTCCGGTTGCTGGATCGATGTGTGGAATCTTTTTCATTTTATTGATAATTGTTTCCATAAATGAATCTACTTCATTTGTTGGTATATTACCAATATCTATTTTAAAGATGCGTTTTTCTGGTGCTCTCATTATTCTATGAATAAGCATTGCATCTTCCATCATCATTAATTTTTGAAATTCTTTGCGGGCTCCTTCTAACATAGATCTACCATATGGTAAGAAGTTAGAATCTGATAACAGACGAAAATGTGCTACTTCGAACACATCATATGTCATTTGTTCTGATGCAATATTTTTAAATTTAATATCATATTCGCCAGTAGCTTCATTGTATTCTTCCCAACGTTCCATTTCATAACTAGAAAATGGCCGGGCATTT